GAAATAAAGATGAAGATGAAGTAATTAATCCATCTACGAAAGCATTAACAAGTAATGTAGTTGATACACTAAATTGGTCAACCGGATTACTAACTGGACAAGACGATATAAAATGTGCGAATTGGATGGATAGACAATTACTTAATAATAATGAAGATGTTATATTGGATTGGAATACAACTTTAAAAATGACTGGTTCTTTAGAGGGAACCGCATCATATTCTAATAAATCATTATCCGCGTCATATGCACCACAGACAATCATAACAACAGTTCCAAGTGCGTCGTGGGCAAGTCAATCAATTTGGTCAGTGAGTTCGTCTTTTGCCAGTCAATCAATAAGTGCTTCGTGGAGTCCAAATCAAGGGGCAACAACTTTAGTAACTGCATCTACATATCAAATTACATCGAGTTGGGCAAACTCATCATTATTTTCAACATCATCAAGTTTTGCTTCACGTTCAATTTCTGCATCCTGGTCGCCATTTGTAGCAACCGTGTCTGCTTCATGGGCATCCGCATCATTATCAACTTCATATATTAATGGAAATGGATTTGCTCTTAACTTAACAAGTAGTTTAACGAGTTCGGCAATAGGATTGAAATATGATAATACTTTCACAGGTAAAATTTTTCCTAAATTTGGCGGTGGTTCATATGCGTTAAATACAAATGTTGGAACTGATAAGAATCTAACAGTTTAACCACAAATCACTCTTGCTGATGGTATTGCTTTTGCTTCTGTAAATGACGCAAATACGGCAAATCTTTCGATGGAGTTTCGTGCAAGTCAATATAGTTTTTGGGCCAATCCGGTAAATATTGACGGAAATATTACTGCTAATACTGCTGATTTTAATGGTGCTGTAGTATTTAACGACATCATCCGACCTATTGGTGGAATTTGGGACAATGCTAATTCTACTATAGCAATTGATGTTGCAGATGACCACATTCTATACAGTCAAACTGGAATTCCTATATTCACATTTACTGGTAATGGTGCTCCCGCACTTGTAATAGGCGATTTGGATATAACTGGAAACTATTTACAAAATGGTTCTCCATACACAGCATCTTTGGCAAATACGGCAAGTTATGTAAAAAATGCTGTGAGTGCTTCATGGGCCAGTCAGTCATTATCTGCTTCATACATTTCATCAAGTGGAATTGTTGGAACTGTGACAAGTTCTAGTTATTCTGTAAGTTCTAGTTTTTCCGTTACTTCTAGCTATGTTAAAAATGCGGTGACTGCCTCGTATGTTTTAAATGCCGTATCAGCATCTTATATTCCTGCTATAGGCAATCCATTTTCAGTTCAATATAAAAGCAATGTGGGACAACTCACAGGTTCTTCTTTAGTTTACCGTTTTGGTCAATTGGGTGTAGGAACTGGAACAGCATACACTCCATTATATGATGTGGATGTAAAGGCATCATCAGGAACAACCTCGAACATAGGTTCTCCATTTAATAATGTAAATATTTTAGCCGGAACAAACCAAATTGATAATGGTAGATATGTTTTAACATTAAAAGCGTATGATTGGTTGTCTGGACTAAGTGATTCGGCTACAATTACTCTTGATAAAAATATTGTCATTATGCCTGAAAGTTCTTCTTTTGGTGGAACATATTTTGGCGATAGTTCGGGTAATGCTAATGTAGGTATTGGAGATTTCTTAAATCCACAAGTTGTCGGTTTAATTTCAACTTTTAATGACACGTATATTGCTGGATATGATTCAATTAATGATAGATTTATTTACGCATCAATAGTGATCGTTAACTCCGGCACAGGATGTGTTGGTATTAATCAAACAAATCCAACATTAGGAATGGATATAAATGGTTCACTTGGTAATAGCGTTGGTGCGTTACAAGTAGCAACAGATATTTCTCAAGTAAATTCCGCTTGGTCTATCGGCGATGTTGATGGGAATGGATTAGGAAATACATTATCATTTGACAGAACTACAGGAACAAATACGTTAAATGGTCAATCTAATGTATTAATTGGAACGACTACAATTAACGGACAGACATTTATTAATAGCACACTCTCATGTTCAGTAGTTTCTGCTTCAATTTTTTATGGAACTTCATCATTTGCTACTACCGCAAGTTATGCAGTAACATCTAGTAAATTAAATGGATTAAATCTTATATCTACTTCTTCAATAAGTAATATATCTTCAAGTTACGTAGCATATCAATTAAACACAAGTTCATATAAAGCCATGTTTTTAGACTATATCGTATCAAGTGGTAGTAATATGAGATGTGGAAAATTATTTGGATGTTGGGATAGTGGAAGTATTTCATTTTCAGAAATTGATACACCTGATATAGGAAATACATCACAAGTTCAATTATCAATGTCTTTAAGTGCATCATTTGTTAATGTATTAATTAATTCTTCTACTTTACAATGGACTATAGATTTAAACGGTAAGTATATTTAATATTATGAATGAATTGATTGTAAAAAGTGGTTTAATTGTTAGTGGCAGTATAAATGCTACTAATGGTGTCACTGCATCATTATTTGGAACCGCCTCCTATGTAACTGCAAGTGGAGTTATTGGAACAGTATTAAGTTCTAGTTTTGCAAAAAATTGTGTTAGTGCCTCAAATGGATTTAATGTCATCGGAGATTTATATTGCACAGGCAGTGGATTTTATCATTTAAAAACATCAAATAACCAAGTAGCCGATTTTACTTCTACGGCAGGTAGTTATCAATTTATACAAATAAATGATATAAATGGAAACTTTTATCAATTCGGTGTTAATGGAAATGGTGGAGATTTAAATTCATATAATTATGCAAATAATGGTCTGGACATTTACACATACGGAAATCTAATATATCAATTTGGAAATGGGACTGTCACAGCAGTAGGGGATACAGTTTTTAACGGAATTTCTACATTCAATAGTCAATTAACTCCGGTTGGAGGTTTATGGGATTCAGCAAATGGCATTCAAGCAATCAGTTTATCCGATGACCATTTTTTAGCCGATGTATTAGGCAATCCAATTTTATCATTTAATGGAAATGGAAATCCAATCGACATTGTTGGAGGGTTACGTGCGTCCGATTTTATTTCCGGGTCGGCTTTGGCTTTAAGATATGACGGTATATTTACAGGAAAAATATTTCCAACGTTCGGCGGTGGAAGTTACGCATTAAATCAAAATGTTGGAACCGACCAAAATCTTACACTTCAACCTCATATTACATTAACGGATGGTATTGCATTTGCATCTGTAAATGATGCTAATACTGCCAATCAGATGATGGAGTTTAGAGCAAGCAAATATTATTTCTGGTCTGCACAAATAACAACGGATGGTAATTTAGGCGTCGGATTAGGAACTACGACTCCATCGGCAAAACTTCATACACAGGCCACAACAGAACAATTGAGAGTAGCATATAATTCTAGTAATTATTACAAAACCACAGTGGCAAGCAATGGTTCAACTACATTTGATGCCATTGGAACGTCACCAACATTTACTTTTGGTGACCCTGTAAATGTAGTTGGTAACATTTCTTGTTCAGTTGCAACTGCCTCTATATTTTACGGAACTTCTTCAATTTTACAAAGTGTGACTTCACCAATATCACAGTCTTTGTCAATTGGAAGTTTTGGTCAAATGAACGGAACTATTTCTGCAAGTAACCTTCTATTAACTGCCACAAATAATTCAACAGGAGCAGCAGGCAATATATCAATAACTGCAGGAACAAGTGCCCTTGGGCCTGGTGGAGGGGTGACTATAACCGCCGGAACAGGTACACCAAATGGTATTATTCGTTTAATTGGTCAAACAAATATAACTGGCCAACTTAACGTCATCAACACAATATCGTGTTCAGCAATAACCGCTTCACAGTTTAATGGAACGTCTAGTTATGCTAATACAGCGTCATTTGTAAAAAATTCACAGTCCGCTTCATACATTTCATCTAGCGGCGTTGTAGGAACAGTTACAAGTTCAAGTTATTCAATAACTTCATCGTTCTTAGATAATACAATATTTACAAAACAATATGCGTCATTATTAACTACAACTACATCTAGTATTGATTGGAATACTGGCAATGTTCAATATTTAGTTGCAAATGGACAAACTTTAACACTTTCAAATCCAGTTGGGGGTGGAAGATACATTTTAGTAGTTAAACAGCCTGCTGCCGGCACAGGTTCAATAGTTACATTCCCAGCAGCAGTATTGTGGAGTGGTGGAACTGCGCCCACATTTACAACAACTAATAATAAAGTTGATATGATTAGTTTAATATATGACAATATTAACAGCAAATACTATGGAAATTTTTCATTGAATTTTTAATATGCCAATATATGTTACAGAATGTCCACAAAATGTTGCTGAAATTAAAACAACAACATTGCAAGATGTTGTCCGTATATTACCAGACTTTTTATTGGAACCATTAAATGTTTGGATTACTGGAAAAATTGTTCAGTTTGGTCGCACCGATGGTAATTTAATTTTCACAGTAGAAGGTAAAGAGCCAACCCCACGAATTAAACATTTATTTCATACCTTTGTTTCAGATTTAGGAATACAAGGAACAGTTGATAATCAGTGGAAAAATCAGAAATTTGTAGCATTACGTCTATATGATAATGGTAAACTTATTATTGACAAAAACACTCTACAATATACAAAAATTCCATCACCTACAAAAGAACCGGCGATAGTTACTTGTAAAGAAGTATTAGAAAAATTGCCAGATACAATTTCTTGGCCAATAACTCTTTATTTAACTGGAGGCATTGTTCGTTGCGGTTGGAGTGTAAATGATTTAGATATTATTACTTTTGAACGACAAGATAGAACTACTTTGGTCGAATTACGTAATTTTTTTACTAATTTATTTGGTTGGAAAACCGACGTTGGGTTTACCATAATGACAGAACGTGAGCCGGTTTATCTTTATAAAATTTACGAACAAGGAAAAAAATGCCATCAATAACATTACAACGAGTTTTTTGGGGAAGTGTTACATCTGCACAACCATTACTTACCGTAGATGATTTACAATTTTATTGTGCTATTGTTGGGACTGCCGGTGGCCCTGCAGGAACATTTAACCCAAGTTCATTAGATTCTACAGGTCAACCATGTAATTTATGGATAGGATTTGATATACATACTATTCCTGCTACCGCGACTATTCAAACTGCGACATTAAGAATGCAGACATTTTATGCAAATCCAAATTTAGGAGTATATGATGGTATTGACGTAAACATCCAATGTCTTAATGATGATAATTCATATATGCAAACCGACCTTTTACAATATAACAACGAATCTAGCGCATATTTAAATGCCCACACAACAACATACAATTTAGATACCGTGTCTGCTTATGTAATTGATATGAACGCAGATGTAAAAACCGATTTAATTACAAGAAGAACTTTTAATTATGTCAATCCAAATATCTATTTTCGTTTAGTTTCTAATAATACGTCGGAAGGTGTAAATTTTGATAGTTTAAATATTTATCTCGATGTCACTTACACTATGCCGGCTAGTGGCGCACTATTTTTTGGTAGTGATTAATTTTTGGACGGAATTTCCGTTACAATACCGTCAAGAGAAATTTGTTGTGATAATGGAGTCCAGTCTGTGATTTTGTTTGAATCTACAGGTTTTCCTCCACCATTTACATTTACCGCAAGTGTAATGTGTGGTGTAGCATTTGTAGTAGTATATCCACTTACTTTCAAAGCAATATTAGTCAATGATTTTCCAAGGTCTGTGCATATTAATGTGACCTTTTTGCCAATATCAGCCTTTTGGGCTTCTTGTAAAGGGCCCATACAAATTGTCATATGATGTGCGAATATAGTCCAACCGCCAGGGATTTGGTCTTTAAAAATTGTTTTTACTTTTTCTTGGTCTGCTTCTGTTAAAACAACTGCCGAATAACTTATCTTTTTTGGTTTCATAACATCCGATTCTCCTAATCTTGGAGTAAAATTGACCGGGTCTGAAATAGGAGATAATTCCTTCTCCGATGTTTCAGCGACCAATCCTTTAACTTTTGGGTCATTTAATGCCTCTTTGAAGGCGTGTTTCCAACTAACAGGAATAGGATTTCCAACCTCATTAAGTTCTGTATTATTGTGGATTTCTTTTGCTTTGGACATCCACGAGCGGGCTACTTTGTGAGAATGTTTACGAACACGTTCTTTATATGACTCATTAGTGTCGCCATTTTTGCGTAATCCATGAGTTTTAATCTTAATTGATATCTTATGTGGTTTGTCGTCTTCGGTGATGTAAATAGACGCCCCTGCCATTTTACTGTGCCAGTCGTTTCCTTCTACATAACAAAACCAGTCTTTGCCCTCAATAATACCATCCCAATCTCCCACACCCTCATTCCAGCCCTTGGCACCATCATTTTGGCCGCCAGGAGTGGCACGAAGTTTGGAGTCAGGTGTGCGATTTACCGCAATTCCATGACTAATCCATTCGTTTATTTGAATCAGAGTCTTTAGTTTCATTGGTTATAAATATCAAATTTTAGACCATTTCAACGTAATTATGCCACAACTTGTTTCATTTGTTGAAATAGAGATTTTGCTTTAGTCGGGTCAATTGGAATTTTTTCTGGGTCAACTTCTTTTTGATTATCAACATCATCATCCGTTTTTTTGTAGATGTCTCTTTCAAATCTTAACTGAGTAAGTTCTTTCTCAATCTCATGTTGCCTTACTGCGCCTGTTCCTGTTGCATCAAGTCTATCCCACTCTTGTTCTAATTTTGAAATTTTATCATTGATTGTGTTATATATGTTATCACTTTCATCTAATTGAAAATGTGACTTATCTCCACTTATGGGAGAATAACACACAGACTTGATTGGTAATTCTAAGTGTATTTTTTTCTTATGTGGGAACGTTCCTTTTTTTACATATGCCAATGTAAGATGTGGATGGTAATCAGGAAAATCCGATTTATTTGGATAAATTCCAGACAACTCATTTAACTGATTTAGAATAGGAGAACTTACATTAAATTTTACCACGTCAAATTCTGGATTTGTGTCAAAAATATCCAACCCATTCACTTCCACCAAAAATTCATCACGACCTTTTAATAACTGTCTAATATCCAATTCATTCAAATCTTTTGTAAATCCATAACGTATTGTTACATGACATTCTTTTTCTCTGCCAAATTCATCTTCACCTTTTTCATTAAACTTATGATATAAATCCTCTTCATTTATGAGTTGTTTTCCAAATTTTAAAATTTTAGATGCAACTGATTCATCAATCATAGCCATCAAACATCCAAGTCTTTCGGCTTGGTCTATTTGTCTTTCAAGTAACATTTCTTTTAGAGTCATCATTTCTTTTCCTTTATATCCGCAGTAAGAGCCATAATAATTTGTTTCATTATAGCCTTCCAAGATTTGTAATCAGAAGTTTTTAAATTATTCAAAGCATCTTGTTTAAGAAGTCCAATTTTTTTCAATTTTAACAAAATTGATTTTGGATTTTTTGTATTTAAATCTTGTTTTAATTTTTCCAAATATGCTATAGCATGGGCTTGCTGTTCCCACGGGCGTTTCATATATTTATCTTTATTAGACCAATCAGACGGAACGGTGTAAATATTTCCGGTCTTTTCTTTTCGTAATGTCGTTTGAATGTAATGAACAAATTCATGAAAAAAAGTGAGTTTAATTGATTTAAAATTTAAATTAGAAATTTTAAATATTCTGTGGATGCCATTTCTAAAAATAGCGATATCGGAATGTAAAAATAGATTTATACCTATTACATTTTTAATTTCATCATAATATCCTTTTGTGGCACTTTTATTTTTAAAATAGTATTGAATTTTAAAGTTGAATTTTTTTGATAATTCATCTGATTTTGTCTGTAGTAAATTTATTACCTCTTCACTATCCACAAATCTATTTTTTTCATATCCAAATTTATCGGTATGTTTAAATATAGATTGACTGTATTTATCCATTTCATCCAAATATTTGTATATTTCTTTTTTATCTTCTTTATGTAATAGTATAGCACCTTCATTAATTTTTGGTTTTCTATACATCGTTCTACCAAAAAATGAAGCGTAACGATAATCTTTTTTTCTACCGCGATTATTTATGAATCCTAAATCTTTATAGAATCTATCCAACTTATCCTTGTATCCACGTTCCGGTTCTGGAGCAAGAGTAATAACTAAATCATGGTCGTCGGCAAATTTTTTGATATCACGTATGACATTCTTTCCTACACCTTGATGTCTGTCTTCTAATTTTACCTTTATTGAACTGATATGTAATACTTGCCCGACTTGCACACCAAAATACAGTTCTTGTAATTGTGGATATTTTTTAAGTAAAGATTGTCTAAAATCTTCTGTTTCGTCTCTTAATTTGGTTGCATCAACCGACTCTTTAATTACAGATGGCTTTACAATTTTTACAGCCGTCATATCCATAACAAAAATAGAACGTGGTTCACGAATTCCTTCATCAACCCAAATTGCTTTGTATCCTAAATTTTTTGCCTTTGCCACTTCGACGGTTTTTTCTACCATGAATTCATTCGTGGCCTGTGGAAGTGGCTTTTCTTCATAAATTACTTTAGGGTCAATTTTAGCAACTGTTATTTCTTTTTCTTGACCTGATTGAGTAAATTGTTGTGCCCACGCCTTTTCTACTGTAAAATATTTTGACCCTCTATTATAGACGTTTCTTCCTTGATAGATGGTCAACGTTCCGTTAGATGATTCATTCAATCCATAGATACCATGTGCATCGTCATGATGTTGATTGTATAAATCAATATTATCAATCGCATCGTTGCCGCCTAATATAACATTTCTTTCGACGGTATATCCATATTTTTTATACAAATGTGCATCAACATTAATTTCATCGGTTTCATCATGTTCACTTTCATCACCGTGCCAATAAGTTGTTTTTTTGTTTGGATTATATCTCCAACATATACCACGTTTAAAATTTAAATCGCCGTGAGTCTTATGAGTCTCTTGAGACATAATCCTTCCATCCATAGTTATTATACCAACAACTACAGGATAATGTCCTTCTGATATAAGCGATTTAAGTTTAATCATCATGTTATGTTACCCTAGCAATTCTTTTAGCAATATCCATTGCTTGTTCTTTTGTCAGTCCAGGATTATCATACCAAGCCTCGGCTACGGCATTCATAATTTCTTTAAATAAAGGGCCTGGTTTTAGACCGATTTGTTGTAAATCAAATCCAGAAATAGGCATCTTTGGCTTTGTAGGAATATCCTTCAAAGTTTCAAGTCTTCTACGAATACCAGCAATCTGATTTGGCATTGAAGACGCTTCTGAATGGGCTATGTTGTCGGCGTGCATAAGATTTAACACGTTCTCAAGTTGTTCTCCCATTTCATTACGGAATTTCAACAGAGTCTTATCTTTAATCTTAACACCTTCATCACCTGCCTGTTTTAGACGCATATGATTACGAACACCCAACTTGACGGCATCAACTAATTCTCTTGGGTATTTTAGACGATTCATTACAGAATCGACCATTCTTTCTCCGGCCAATTCATGTCCGTAGAAATGAACACCACCGGTATCAGGTTCAACAGTCTTTGTGACTGTCTTGCCGATATCATGGAACAAAGCCATTAGACGTTGAACCAATACAGGTTCAGTCTTTTTCAATACATCCAAGGTGTGTTGAAATACATCGGCTTTGTGATGTTTATTTTGAACCATCTTAATTGCAGGAATTAGTTCAGGAATTACAAACGGAAGTAATCCTGTTACCTTTAACATTTTAACTGCTTTGTCAGGAGTTCCTGTCAATAGCATCTTGTTCAATTCATCACGAATTCTTTCTTGAGAAATGTTCTTGAGTTGTGCGGCATTCTTTTTCAAACCCCTCAACATGAACATTGGTAGTTTCCACTGGTATTTTACAGCAAATCTGATTGCACGAAGCATACGAAGCGGGTCATCCGTGAAAATCTTATCAGGGTTCAATGGGGTTCTTACGATGCCCGCCTTGATGTCGGCCTTTCCTAATCCGGTCAAGTCGAGGATTTCTCCTGATGATAAATCTTTCAAAAGACTATTCACCGTAAAGTCACGACGTTCTACATCGTCTTTCAATTCACCACCAGTAACAGTTGGCTTTCTTGAACCTTGTGTGTATTGTTCTTTGCGAGGCATGACAGATTCAATATCCATATCGGACAAATCTATGCCCTGATGAACTACGCCACGAAGATTGAATTTTGCTGTGCCGAATCTTGGGAAGATTACCGGATTAGAACCTGGGTCTTCCTCATTCTCGCCGCCTCGGTAGGCTCCAACTTTCTTTGTCAACCACTTGGCAAATTCAATTCCACCATTAGGTGCGTTAACAAGTAAATCTAAATCCTTTGGGTCTTTGCCCATGAATTCATCACGCACATATCCACCAGCAATGAAAACCTTTCCTTGCCATTCAGTTCCAATAATGGACTGTTTGATAAAGTCTTCTAATGCCTTTTCACGGACGCCCTCTACAATTAACTGTTTTATTTCATTCATAAACCGCTTATTATACACCATCCTCTTTGAAATATCAAGCCCTTCCATAACATCTTCTTTTGAAAACAAAGTTTTACGTGCTCCACCATCGCCCTCAATTTTAACGACAGTTACCGAAGCATCACTTAAAAATCTATCTTCTATTGTCTGTTTTTGTGCTGTGTTTAAAATATCGTTATGACCTTCTAAATACACAACACCTTGATAATTTTTAACTCCCCTGAACCAATGTGCTCTAAACGCAGAATCGTATGATTCAAATCCTTTTGTTGCTATATGACGTAAATGCAACAAAGCACCAATATCTTGAATTTCTCCTTGTGGCGATAACCAAAAAAATGATGGAAATTTTGGGTCATTCATATTACTTCAAAAATCTATCGTAAAATGATTGATTTCTTTGTTTTAGAGATTTTCCTGCCGCAGTTCTAACATATTCAGTTTTTACAATATCCCATCTGTTTCTTAACACTGCATCAACAAATCTTGGAAATTTCTTTAATCCACCCAAATTAAAAGCAAAATCAGTTAACATTTCGCTTTGTTTTTGTGTCAACATTACATCAACTTTATATCTACTTTTGATGTATTCATGAACGTGTTTATTGGCTATGGTTAAATCTGATTTTAACAATTTTTCAACATCTTCGTCACTAATACCTTTTTTATATGCTTCTAATTCATGGTTGGTTTGAATTTTATGACCATAACCTATCGTTGGAAACCCACCTTCTACAGATTTGTGTGGGAACCATAACTTTTTAGTTTTATCATATCCAACTTTCTGTCCATTCTCAACAAACTTTATGTAATTTATAAAATCACTAGATAAAACATTCGTAGATGCTTGTTGAATGTTGTTTGCCGGTGGCGCATCCATAATCTCCTTTACAAGTTTTCCTAGTTTAATCATATAGAATAAATAGTCGTAAAGAGCACGGATTCTATATTTATTTGAATAGATAGAGACGTATAATACTATGAGTGATGTAACAACCCCAATAACCAATCCGACGACCCTTGTTGACCAAGATAGGGTCAGATGGCCAGGAAGTGGTTCTGCCGTTCCAGGACATACTCCATACGGATTTTACGATTCCGACTTAATTTTCAGGTCAGATGCACAAGCATCTGCTATTTGGGCAGCATACAGACTGGGATACCCAATTGTTGACATAGAAATGTTGGATGTTAACTTTTATGCCGCGTTTGAAGAAGCCGTAAATGAATATGCGGCTCAAGTAAACCAAATGAACATTCAGAATTACTTATTGACATTTCAAGGTCAAAGTATATCTGCTTTAGGAAATTTGACTGGAAAAGCAGTAACCGCTGATAATTTACCTTACATAATTGAAATTGGCAAGGGATATGGTAGAGAAGTAGGCGTTGGTGGTTATGCAGATTGGAAAAAAGGATTTGTAATAACTCAACCATTACAACAGACTTATGACTTACAAGAACTTTGGGCAAACGAGGTTGAAAATTGTAATCGTATTGAAGTGATGAGAATATTTCATGATTTTCCACCTGCATTTGCTCGTATTTACGACCCATTTTCCATGACCGGTATGAGTTATTCAAACGTAATGAATGAAATGGGATTTGGTGCCTACTCTCCCGCAGTTCAATTTTTAATGACTCCAATTTTTGAAGATTTGCTTCGTGGACAGGCAATTGAATTTAATGATATGGTTCGTAAATCTGCATATTCATTTGAATTGGTAAATAATAAATTGAAACTGTTTCCGATTCCAACATTCTCATTTAAGGTATATTTCAATTACATGGTTCGTAATGATAGACTAAGTGGTTCATTGGCAAACAATAACAATCCATCAGGAAGTGTTGCAGATTATGCTAATATTCCATACAACAATATAACTTATAGCACCATAAATTCAGTCGGTAAACAATGGATTCGTAAATATTTCTTGGCAGTTTGTAAAGAAATGTTGGGCATTATTCGTCAAAAATATCAATCGCTTCCAATTCCTGGCGGCGAAGTAACCTTGGATGGTGCCGAACTCCGTAGTGAGGCCCAACAAGAGAAAACAGACTTGATTACCCAATTAAGAGAAACATTACAAGCCGCAAGTCAAAAACAATTGATGGAGAATCAAGCATTACAAGCGGAACAAATGCAAGAAACATTGAAAAGAGTTCCACTATTTATCTACATAGGATAATATGAAAAAATCACAACTAAAACCTTTAATTAAGACTGTGTTGAGAGAAATGTATAAAAAACAACTCAACGAGTGGTCATCTGGAACAGTAGAAGACCATGAAATTGAATTTGAATCTCTTGTGATTCCAGGCCTAACAACTGATACAGACTCCGTGATGGTGACTGTCAATATTGAATATGAAGCCCAACCAGGAGTAGAAGCGAAAGGTATGTTTGGGCCGCCTGAAAATTCATCCCCAGCAGAAGGCGCCGAGGCAAACATTACTGATTGGGATTTTGTATTGTTGACTATTACACCAGAACAAGGTCAACCAAAAGAAATTGACAATTTTAGAAGTTTATCCGAAGAACAGTTTAACGTCTTGAAAAAGGCGGTGAACGATTACATTGAAACAAACCGAGAAAAACTTGAAGGTGACATTATAGAAAAATTAGACAATGAAGAACCAGATTACGACGAACCAGACCGTGAAGACGATTATTTTGAAGATAGATAAATTATGAAAACTAGATTATTTGAAAATACAGGTGGCAATAAATTTAGATTGCTAAAAGAGAATACCAATGTAAATGAATCACTTGTGGCGTCAGGCCTCAAGAAAGTTTTCATGAACGCAGGTGGAGATATTTCTTACAATCGTGTAGAGGCAGTTGGTATGGGTTATATCAAAGACATCAACACCGCTAAACAAGTTGCGCTTCAAGAAGCCAGAATTTTAGCCAAAGAATTTGGATATAAAGAAGATGAAAATAAAGCCAAATTTGTAAAAGAAAATGATTTCTCAAAACTTGATGCTCAGAATCCTTCACACGCAGGTGCGAAGATTGGTTCAAATGAAGGCGGTCAAGAAGGCGATATGTCAAATCAAGAAGAACAACAAGAAGTTCAAATTGGTAACAGTATTAAAAAATTGTGTCAAGATGCACTGAACAATGATACTGATGACATGAACAAATTTATACTCGCTTTAAACAAAATTGAAGAATTAGCAAACAAATTAATTCAGATGCATCAATAATATGGGATTATTAGGACGATTTTTTAGTCCGAGAGATTTGAAGTTAGTCACTTCATTGAACGCGGAATTAGCAGGAGACATCATTCAAACAGAAGTCTTCATCTATAAAATTTGTCCTGAACAAACCATAATCAATATCTACGGAGAATCCAGTCCGCAAAATGGTAAAATGTTTTGGCCAGGAGTTGAATGTACCTGTCTTATTGATAGAGCAGATATTGATACAAATTATGACCAATTTGGTCCTGATAGAAATCAAACTGTAGTATTCAAGTTTAGAGAAGACAATTTAAAATTGGTCAATCTTTATCCAGAAGTCGGTGATATCGTTGAATTTAACAAACGTTATCATGAAATTGACAACGTTGTTCAAGAACAATTTCTTGGAGGAATATCCGACAAGAGTTTGAGTATCATTGTTAATACTCACTACTCAAGACTGAGCAAACTCAGTCTTGTAAATAGACAAGTATAATATGGCATGGACAGGCGACCCAAATAATCCGGTTCCTAATATTGGAAATGCTAAGGGGGATTTAAGTCAGGAACTAGCACATCAATCTTCGGTTTTAAGTGAAAAGAAGATTGAAATCAATCGTGCGTATCAAACTCGTAGAGACACTGACAAACAAAAAGATAATACAGTAACTTTATTAGATATTGATACAACAATATTTACACAATTACAAACATTTCAATTAACCGTAACAGATGAAGGCAATCAAATAAAAGTTCCTGTATTTTATTCATCTCCAGAAAAATGGAAATCAATTCAAGTTGATGGTGTAATACGTGATTATAATGGAAAATTAATTTTGCCTGCTATAACATTACAACGAACGACCACCGAAAAAGACGATACAATGAGGATGTTTAATAGATATCTTACGTATCCTGTGATGAGGCAACATTCAGAAAAAAATCGTTATACAAAATTCAACATTTTAATTGGACAAAATGCTCCTATAAATGAAGTATATGATGTTGTTATGCCTGACCATATGTTAATAACATATCATTTTATAATTTGGACAGAATATATAGAACAAATGAATACGCTCGTAGAACGATTGAATTTTGAAACCGAAGATTATTGGGGAAATGTCAGAGGACTTCGTTTTAGAACTAGAGTAGATTCATTTGCACATACAACCGAACTTCAAGTTGACCAAGATAGAATTGTAAAGACCGAATTTGATTTATTAGTCAATGCGTATTTGTTGCCTGATACTAATTTTGGATTGGAAGGTGATGGTCGTCATCCTACAACGAGAAAATGGATGACTCCTAAGAAAGTCATAATGGGAGAAGAAACCACGGTAAGTAATATAAATCAGGTTGCTCCATTACCAGAAAATGTAGAAAAATGGAGAAATCCAAATTATCCAAATTTACAAAAAGACGTTCCAATTGAACCGCCTCCATTTGTTCAAGGAAATCCTTTAAATACATCTGGCTCTATATTACAGTAATTTTCAATGCCCCTATATTTATTAGGCAACGATAAGGTAATTAGATGTCCATTATCAACACAAATCCAAATCCAAAAGATGTTGTCATTCTTCAACGTGACAGCACAAATACGTATTATGGGGAAACCCACATATCAGGTTCGGATTTAATTTTATACATTGATAATACCGGATACATCAATGCAGATGATTCTGCATCATTTTATTCAAAATACCCTCCTTCAAGCGCATCTGCGTCTTACGCCATAAGCGCATCACATTTTATATCGGACGTTCCTTATCCTGTTGATAGTCGTTTAGTAAAACAAAATGTTACTGACAGAAATGCCATTGACCTTGGTTCGAGATATGAAGGATTGACGGTCTATGTAATTGACGACGAACAAGAATATAGACTTGTAGGCGGCACGAATAATTCATATTGGGTTGCTGTTCCTGTTTCTGCTAGTTACGCTCTTAATTCTACTTTTGCTACAACCGCATCATTCGCTTTAAATGGTGGCGGCGGTGGAAGTGGAACATTATTGGGTGCAAATGGATTTGTGCCGGTTTGGTTAAATAATAACTTTACTTCCGGCAGTTTAATTTGGGTTACAAAAAACAACATAGGATTTAATACACCAAATCCGGTTGCGACTGACACATTCACCGTCACAGAAATGAGTAGTTCACAGATTTTGTGGACACCAACATTACTAACCATTCCTTCAAGATTTTGGTTCAAAGCCGATGCTATTTCATTGGTAACGGCAAGTTTCATTGATTTATGGCAAGATTCAAGTCCATATAAAAATCATGCTACAGCCTCAAGCCCTTCAGCAAGACCTCTATTGGTATTTGATGTATTGAACAGTCAACCGTGTGTTAGGTTTGATGGTAGTAATGACCAATTAAAAGTCTTGACTCCAACATCTGTTAGTGCAAGTGCAGTGACAGCATTCGTTGTTGCAAGAGTGGCAAATTATGCAAGTTCTGTTACCCCATCTAACATGGGAACATTATTTGGTAACAGTCATCCTGGTAATGATAGAGACATGGTAGTTGGTAACTTCTTTAACGGCGGATTGGGAAGATTTACTTGGGATGTTTATACCGAAGATAAATCTACAAATTATTTTGCTGAATGTCCTGTGACTCCATTTAATGCAAAAACCGGCGAGTGGTATATTAACACGGTTATTGTCAACGGAGCGTCAAGCACCAACACAATTTACTTGAGTGGTTCTGCATCAGGTTCTAGCACCGCCACTTTATCAAGTAATTTGGATTTGAGAGATTTATACATCGGTTATGAATCCGCATCAAACCAACCATTCAACGGTGATATTGCTGAAATTTTGATTTTTACGTCATCAATGACGAATCAAAATCAACAATATATTGAAGGTTATTTGGCTTGGAAATATGGATTACAAGGAAGTTTGCCGTCGTCACACCCATACAAAGCAACAATGCCTATCCCATCTGGAAGCGTGGGTAACATTCAGGTATGGAAAGATTACAATGGTAATACAGTTGCCGCTTTAAGTTCTAGTGGAATATTATACGGAACCGCATCAAATGCTATTAGTGCTTCTTGGGCACCTGGAGCAAATTCTGTGTCATCATCTTGGGCATCACAATCATTAAGTTCAAGTAATTCTGTAAGTTCATCTTATTCGTTTACCGCTTCGAGTGCCGTTAATGCTTTTCAAGCCGTTTCTGCATCATGGGCGCCTGTAGGAGCTAGTTCTACTGCCATATCATCATCCTGGGCGAGTGAATCATTTTGGTCAACATCAGGCTCATTTGCATCTTCATCAGTGTATGCTACTTCGGCATCGTGGGCATCTAGGTCAATTTTTGCTTCTACGGCATCGTGGGCAAGTCAGTCAATGAGTTCAAGTTTTACTTTTACTTCATCATTTGCCGTCACTGCTTCATATGCTACCAATGCAAATCCAAATGCAGTTTCTGCATCTTGGGCATCACAATCATTAAGTTCAAGTTTTGCAATAACAGCCTCTTATGCTACCAATGCAAATCCAAATGCAGTTTCTGCATCTTGGGCATCACAGTCTATTTGGTCGGTAAGTTCAAGTTTTGCCAGTCAATCAATAAGTGCTTCATGGGCACCGCCAATTCCAAGCAATTTTTCAATATCATCATCTTGGGCATCGGCGTCATTATTTACACTATCATCGTCATTTGCGTCGAGTTCATTTAACTCTACAACCGCCTCCTTTGCTTTAAAGGCATCAACCGCGGTTTCTGCATCGTGGGCAAGCCAATCAATTAGTTCAAGTTTTGCTATTAGTGCTTCATGGTCGCCGCCACAAAATAATTCAACGGCTTTATCAGCATCATGGGCATCACAATCATTGAGTTCGTCATATGCTACACAAGCATCAACCTCATTCAATGCTATAAGCGCCTCATGGGCGCCGCCATTAGGAATTTCAGGAACAGACAATTATGTTCCAAAATGGTTAAGTAATTCATTAACCGCAACAAGTTTAATTTATGATACTGGAGTGTCAGTTGGTGTCAATGCCACATCATCACAAATTGACGCGGCGTTTACAGTGGAAGCATTTAATTCAGGCTCATCAATATTGTGGACGCCTCAATACTTAACTGTTCCGGCGAGAGTTTGGTTGAGAGGTAATGATTTGACCGGCAGCACAAGTGCATCAATAGCAATATGGCCTGATACTGGGTCTTACGGAAATTACTTTACACAATCGACTGCCGGAAATCAACCATTTTTGGTATCTGCTTCACTTAATGGTTATAACGTAGTTCACTTTGATGGTGTGAATGATAGATTGGCAGCAATTTCAGGCAGCACGTCAATAACACAATCGTCATTGAATGTGTTCGTAGTTGCTAAACCTAATACATACCCAACGTCCGTTGCGGTGGGTTCTACAGGAGATATTATAGCCAATGGCCATTCAGGCAATTCTAATGACTTTCAAATCGGCCCAAGAACATTAAGTGGTGTAAGAGAGTGGTCTTTGTATAATGAATCAAGCACTACCAATTATGATATTAATGCGCTAGCATCAATATCACAATCATGGCATATAGTCAACGGTGCAATCAATGCTAACAGTTCAATTTTAACGGTTTATATTAACAATGCTGCTACAAGTTCTGGTGTTGTTAACGGTTCTCCATTGATTGATTTAAGAGATATGTTTGTTGGTTTTGAACCCAACTTTGGTGTTCCTTTCAATGGTGATATTGCCGAAATTTTAATTACAACAAGAGTTCTTTCGGATGCAGAACAAAGAAAAATGGAAGGATATTTGGCATGGAAATATGGCCTGCAAAACAATCTACCATTTAACCATCCTTACATTAATGTTGCTCCATACTCTTTGGATGCAGGTGCCATTCAATCGTGGAAAGATGTAACATCTACGACTGTTGCCTATGTTAGTAGCAGCGGTCTTTATGTTGGAACCGCATCTTGGGCAAATAATGCAATATCGGCATCTTGGGCACCACCATCCGGTGTGTCTGCTTTTGCTGTGTCATCGTCTTGGGCATCACAATCATTAAGTTCAAGTTTTGCAGTTTCTTCGTCCTACGTTCAGTTCACAACTGGAACGGATGGATATCACATTCGTTGGATTGGAACGGGGTCATTATCAAGCACAAGTTCAATTTATGAAAATGGAAGTGGTGTAAGTTTATTTTCGGCGGCACCGACAGGCAGTTTTTCAATATTAAACAATACAAGTGATGCAACAAATACAGCAGGTGCTAATACACACATTTTATTAAGAAATTTATCTGGTGCTCAAGCATCTATTGCCGCATACATGGGGACAACTTTAGGTGGTAAATGGAGAGTAGATAATTTAAAGGATGTAGTATATGCTTCATATGCAAATGTTACTACTGATGGACATTATTTTGCCGTAAATGGAGATTATGGTTCCGGTGGAACTACAAAACAAAAAATTACAATCGGCGGTGTAAAAATTGGTCAGGCTTTGACCAATGATTCTCCTTCTGCTTTATTACACATCGCCGGTGGTGATGGAACTGCAACGAGAGGTCAGATGAAATGGGATTCATCGACGCTTCTATCTTCCCCAGAAGCCGGTGTGGTAGAATTCAATACTGATAAGTGGTATTGCACAATTAATACAGGCACAGCCAGAAAAGAATTTGCTATTTGCGATATTCCATTAGCATCCGGTTCATTAGTCGGTGTAACTACAAATGGACGTTTAATTAATGCTACAGGTTCAGGTATAGTGTGGGGTGTTTCAGGAAGTTATGCAATTAATTCATTGTCAGCCAGTGTTACTGGAACATTAGTTAATGCACCATTCTTTGTTCCATTTGTTCAAAATACTGGAAGTCAACCTTTGTATGTATCAAACTTTAAAACGTTTCAATACAATCCGGCAATTGGTACACTTACACTTTCAAATATTACCGCAAGTTTATTTGGAACATCGTCATGGGCAATTACGGCATCATATGCTTTTGTTTCTACAACATCAAGTTATAGTATTACATCATCATACGTTGCTAGTGCAGACACAGCAACATCTGCTTCATGGGCCAGTCAGTCATTAAGTGCTTCATGGGCACCGGTTCCACGTTCTGCAAGTTTTGCAAGTTCATCAATTTTTAACATAAGTTCGTCGTGGGCCAGTCAGTCTTTGAGTTCGTCGTGGGCGTTTCAATCAATTAGTGCTTCATGGGCGCCCCCAGTGG